GGCACGACCACGGCCGAAATGGGCTGGGGAACCCACGAAAAACACTTCCCTGTGTCGCCTGAACCCGACGATGGTGGGTCGTTGCCTCAGCTGCATGGTCGGGTTCAGGCGACACAGGGAAGTGTCACGATGCGCGCAGGATGGGGCCCGGGCGCGGGCCCAGGTAGTGGGACGTTCACTTACGGCGTTCCACGTAAGGGAGCACCAGAACGCCGCGGGCTTGGCAATTCTGCGCAGTCAGGAATTTGCGCTGACGGCCAACCGTGTGCGCATGGCGATGATCAAGATTGGCCAGTCGAAATGACGCCCGGACCAGGGGACTCGGCGACGTGGCCGGCAGCCATCGGCCCGCGTGACCCACGCTACGACGACAGCGTCGACACCCTCGTCGAGGATGCGCTGTCCTCGATGGACGACATCCAGGAACAGCTCGACCGCGCAGAGACCGCGCTATCGGTACGAGCATGGGAGGCGTACCGAGAGGCAGTTTCCAAGGCGCAGGAACTCATCGGGAGCTTGCCATGATCAGGTACTACAACGACATCGAGCAGGGCGGCGAGGAATGGCTCGCCCTTCGCCGAGGCATCCTGACGGCCAGCGAAATGCGGCTGATCATGACGCCGACCATGAGGCCGGCGAGCAACGACAAAGAGCGCGCGCACCTGTTCGAGCTTCTCGGCCAGCGCATCACCGGCTACACCGAGCCGCACTACATCAGCGACGACATGCTACGCGGGCACGAAGATGAGATCGAGGCGCGCATCCGATACGCAGAACATTTCGCTCCAGTCACAGCATGCGGATTCGTGACCAACGACGATCACGGCGTGGTAATCGGGTACTCACCCGATGGCCTTGTCGGAGACGACGGCCTGATCGAGTGCAAGAGTCGCCGGCAGAAATACCAGATCGAGACGATTCTTGCCGACGAAGTGCCTGCCGAGTACCTGCTGCAGTGCCAGACTGGATTGCTCGTCACCGGGCGAAAATGGCTGGACTTCGTGAGCTATTGCGGCGGGCTGCCGATGGTCGTCAAGCGAGTCTGGCCGTGCCCGGAAATTCAGCAGGCCATCATCGCTGCAGCATCGGCATTCGAGCAACGCCTGGCGGCTGCTCAGGCCCGATACGCCGAATGGCTCGCTCGCCAGCCGGTCATCATCCACACCGAGCGAACAATTGAACAAGAGATCATGATATGAGCCTCGACCTATCGAAAACCATCGCTCCGAAAAGCGAGCAACTCAACGCCGACGACCTGATCGCCGGGCCGCGCACGATCACCGTGACCTCCGTCAAGCTCGTCGCCGAGGATCAGCCGGTCGCCATCCACTTTGCCGGCGACGAAGGCAAGCCCTACAAACCATGCAAGTCCATGCGCAGAGTGCTTGTCCGCGCATGGGGCGCAGACGGGGCGCAGTACGTCGGCAAGAGCATGACTTTGTTCCTCGATGAGCAGGTGCGATTCGGCGGCGCTGCAGTTGGAGGCATCCGCATCAGCCATCTGTCGCACATCGAAAAGTCGATCACGATGGCCCTGACCGCCACGCGCGCCACGAAGAAGGCGTACACAGTGCAGGCGATGGCTGCTCCTGTTGCGACCACGGCCGAGACGCCGGACGAATCCGCGGATCTCGTCCGTGCCGGAGACGCGGCGTCGTCTGATGGCGTCAAGATGTATTCGGCCTGGCTGGCGAATCTGACGCCGGAGCAAAAGGACGCCATCAAGCAGCATCACAGCCGCTGGTCGAAGGCAGCAAAAGCGGCAGACGCGCAGGGGGCGCCTGGATCATGAGCCTGAATGTTTGGTGCTTCACCGGGCGACTTGGGCGAGACGCAGAAATCCGGCATTTATCGACCGGATCGCAAGTCCTCGAATTCTCGCTGGCCGTCGATGTCGGTTTCGGCGACAAGAAAACCACGATTTGGCCAAAATGCTCAATGTTCGGCGATCGGGGCGGCAATCTCGCGCAGTATTTGACAAAAGGGACGCAAGTCGCAGTATCCGGCGAAGTCAATCTGCGCGAGGG